AGACAACAATCCTGTTTGTCCGTCAGCAGCAGCTTGGGCTTCTACGTTTTCTAAACAGATAGCAGTAACTGCTCTGCGATGTGCATCCTTGATCTCAGGAAGATCGGGATGATCCAGAACTGGCTTCCACTTAGTGTTTAATTGTTCTTGAAGTTGCATTTCTAAACTCCTTAAATTGTTTAAAAGTTATTATTTACGAGCAATAGCTTTACTATATGCTTCCATGATACTATTCATCTTTGGTTCAGAAACTTCTTCTCCATCAGATGTATCTACTTGTTCAACGTTTTCATCCTGTTTTTTGTTGTCAGGGAAATAGTTTTCCTTGATTGTTTTCACTTTTTCCTCAAAATTTTCGGAATCATCTTCGTAAGAAACACCTTCTACAAGTGATTTCATCTTTTCAGATTGTGTATCTGCAAGATCATCACATACTTCTTCTAGAATCTTGTCTTTACGATATTCGTTGAGTTCAGATTTAATTTTAATGTTATCTTGAACTTGTGTATTGAGCTGTCCTTCAAGATCTTCTACTTTGTCGAACAGATTTTCTACAATGTCAACCTTTTCATCTGGAACTTCGATATAATGTTCTGTGAATAGGTCTTTAAGTCCACCCATGAATTCTTCTGTAATTTCGCTTTTCAAAGAACTTTCAAGTGCAAGTTCATTTTCCTTCATCCACTCTTCTGTAACGTAATTAAGATATCCGTCAACTTTGTCAGTCAACTCATCACGGAATGTAACGATTTCTTCTTGCAGCTCATCTTGATATTCTTTTTCCATTTCATCAACTTTTGAACTTGCAATTTCCATCACTTTTTGATGAACTGCAGCTTCAAATATTGTGGATGCTTTGGATTTGAATTCTTCAGAAAGTTCTTCACCTTCTACTAATGCATCGATATCTTCTTTGACATTAATTTCAGGCATAGAAATTTTGATTTTCTTTTTCTTTTTACCTATAGCAGTTGAATCATCATCGGGTTTAGCACTATCTGGTGTTTCTCCACCAAGATCTTCTGCTTCGATGACTGCCATAAGGTCTTTAAAACGTTTTGAAACATCTTCCTTTTTAAGTCCGCTGACTTTATCAAAAAGGGCAGAAATCATTGCTGATTTGGTAGTAGGAATTTTGAGCTCTTCTTTTTTGACTTGCTCGTCTTCCTCTTCTTCCTCATCATCGTCTTCACCTTCGTCTTCGTCATCATCTTCTTTGACTTTAGCTTTAGGTGCTTCTGCTACGACTTCTTGAGTCTCTTCTGTTTCTTCTTCTTCGATTTGTTCTGGAGCTTCAACAAGTTCCTCTTGCTCAGATTGTTCCAGAATTTCTTCTTGAGTTGTTTTTTCCATAGAACTTGATACTCCTAATGTTTAATGGTATATTCTGTACACATATTGTTATACTGTTAATATTTATAAAATCACAACTTTGACAATAAATTTTTGAACTCATTTAATTTTACTTCCTCGAGCGCCTTGGAAGGAGCATTTCGGATGTTATCCCTTGCTCTTTCAACATCTTGTGCTTTTAACAGTCCATTATCCCAAATCCATTCTACTCCTTCCATGATGCCTTCTACGAAAGCATTTGGAGCAGATGGATCTGCGACAATATCTGCAGCAGTTGCAAGATAGAAATCTTTTTGCACAATTTGTGCATTCTTTTCATTGGGTTTCAATGTTCCCATTCCTCTTGAAGAAACTCCTAACCTTGCACCCTCATCGATTAAACTTTTAACAATTTGTCCATTTGGCGTACTCAAAACCTTTGCTCGTCCAACAAAATTCTTACCTTCTTTTTTCAAGGAAGTAATCATGTGTGATGCACGATCAAGATTGACAGTCGGCCCGTCTGGATGTCCTAATTCCCCAAATGCACGTTTTGGTTCAACATACTCTCTAACATAACGATCTACTTCTTTTTCAAGGATGGGCAATGGATAAATTCTACCGTTTTTATTCTTTCTTTCTGATTGCATGAAAATACCCTCAATAAAATATTGTTTGGGTTTTCCTTCTGCTTCAATCAGTTCGTATTCTACTGTTTCTGTAAGTTCGCAGATTAGTTTCATTTTACCTACCTTGCGTTATCGAATGCGAAATCCAAGATTTTCAAGAACGATTTTGTATCTTTATTCATGTTATCTTGCATTTTTTTCTTGTTAGTACTATTTAGAGAATCTAATGTCTTTAATATGACAGTTGCGGCTTCTGGATCAATTGGCACAGAAGTTCCGCTTTTAAACTTTATATTTGCTTCTTTTTTCCTTTTAACAACTGCTCTAAGTTGTTTTTCAACATTTTCCTCGATAGGTTCTTTAGTTGTTGTACCTACCAATATGCTTTCTTCCTGTTTTACAGGAATTTCTAAGATACCTCTGAGTTGTTTAAGTGTTTTCATTTACATATCTAATTTTGTGTGCAAGCTGCAAATTTGATATCTGCATGAGCAGCAAAAAGTTCATCAGATGCTTCTTTTCTTACATATTGAACTCCATTTGCAGGCACAGTAAACGTTCCAATATCTGTTCCACCACTTTCTTCTAATGTAACTAATCTAGCAGTACCTCCTGCATTTGCACATCTTACTAATCTTGCAGAACCAATATTTGCTGCATTGCCAGTTCCCACTCCCGCAGCAACCTCTGTTCCTTTAATTGTTATAATCATGTTTATGTCTCCGTTGGTTCAGCTGGTGGTTCTTCTACTTTTGGTTTTTCTGCCGAAGCCTCTACTGAAGGTTCTTCTATTTTATTTGTGAACATTGAAGTAGCAACATCTTGTTTTCTGGATGCAATAGAATCAACTACTTTGTCTGAAATAAGCGTATTAAATGCATCTGTAACCTTAATTGGTTTATCCTGCATTGAAAAATCTACTATATCCACCGTTTTTATTTCTCTTGCTGTTTCTTGTTCTGCCATTTTAATCTCCAAAAATTATCTATTAATATTTATACAATTAAATAACTCTAACTTAACCGAAATTCTTCTTTCTATAGTCCGAAATGTCAGTTAATTGTATACTAGAGTCATTTTCCAAGTCAATTTTAGTCTCTTCACCATATCCACCTTCATCTTCACCTCCTTCACCGCCTTCGTCTTCCATTTCTCGAGCCATTTGTTTATCTTCTCGTTCTACTTCTTCTTCAGACTGATGTAAGATATTGGCTCTAAACCATTCTTTTGAATAGTATTTGCCTACCATATCTTCCATATCTCTTGCAATAGTCATTCGTTGTGTCATGATTTCATGCATTTTTTGTTCTGAATAATAATGATCCGTATTGAACGCATAATGAACTTTGCCTTTAACTTTATCCCAATCATTAGAAGTCATGATATTTTTCAATATCAGTTGTCTTTCCATGATATCATTAAACACAATCGAAAATCTGGTTTGTAACTTTTGAATGAATTTACTAAAAAGAAGCTCATCCCTTGATATTTCACTTTCTCTCCCTAAAGAAAAACCAGAATCGGCCTCTAGTCGAGACACAGGAACGTGCATTGCTTTGTAAAGTTTCTTTTGAAAGTACTCTACATCATCCAACTGTCCTAGATTTTCACCGCCTGGAAGAGTAGTAATTTCTGTTCCTCTTCCACCTTCTCTTCGTGGAAGCCAGTAATCTTCCAACATCGATTGATGTCGTTTGTCATCTTTGATCTCTCCTGTATCAGAGTCATACAACAAACGATTCTTGTATCGTGTCATAATGTCACGAATATATTGTTCTGCTTTAATCTTTGGTAGATTTCCTACATCGATGTAAAAAATTCTTCGTTCTGGAGCTCGTGAGATACGATAGATAACAATCGCATCTTCTACCATTCGGAGTTGATTTAGAGGTTTGAGTGCTTTGTGGAGGTAAGACAGAACAGCAGTTTTCTTTGTGTTTAACAAGCCAGAAGTAGAATAAACGATACTATCTCCTGAAATCATCAATCCTGTTCCACCCCTAGTGTCCAATCCACCTTCATTATAAGTGAACATATCATTTAATCTGACATTCACTTTTTTAGGATCTGGTGTTTTTTCTGTCTTGACTTGTTTGATTTTTTTGATTTTTGTAGCGTCAAGACTTCGGAGTTCTACGATCCCACGTTTAGGATCGTTTTCATCTATCATTACGTGATAGTAAAGTCTTCCCTCTACATACCAGCGTCTGAAAATATCTGGGCCGTAATTATTAAAATTTAAAAGATGAAGTACAGTTTCAAATTCTCCCCGAACCTTACTTTTAATTCCTTCTGTAAGATCTGTGTCATCTAAAACAATATCTACTGGTTGTTTGTTTTTTTCAATAACTACTGCTTCATTGACAATATTGTCAATTGCAATTTCACAATCGGCTGCTTGAGATGCATCCCGATATTTGAAAATTAGATCTACTTCATTTTTATATGCACCATCAAAGTCAACATAAGAGCCATATGCCCCGGCTCCCGATACCATCATTGACCCATCTTCATTTTCTGGTAGCGTAAAAGCAGGAACATTTGCGGATGGTGTTTCCTGACTTTTTCTTTCAATTTTAAATCCAAATAATTCAAATGCCATAATTTATTCTCCTAGTTTTGATGACTGTCTGAGACTAATAGATGTCCTTGAGTGCCTGGCATCCATCGGTCAAATGCCCAAGTTACAGTATACTCTTCGATTTCTGATGCAGTTCCCCAATCAAGTGCGATTGCAGATAGCGCAGTAGGAAATGCTCC